CGGTTGCGATGATAGTATTTAATGTTAGTTTCATTCTTCTTAGTTCGTGACGCTGTTGGCTCCGGAGCTACGAACTCGGCGAATCCAGTTTTGATTGGTTCCATTTTGTTACTCCTCAGTAGTTTAGATACGTCATACCGCGTATTTATTACAGAGGGAGGCAAATATTTCTATTGCCTTCTGCATGTTGCCATGCAGAGCGGACTATATCTTCACCCATAAAGGGGCTGCGCGTGTAGTCTCTACGGACTCTCTGCTCTCGCAGGTTGCCTCGGTATTGTCCCAAAGGGAGTTCCACCGATATAGCGCAGTTAGGTGACATTAGTTTATCACCGACTTGAAAGCGAACTTCCAGCCGATCTTCCTGGACTGTTGCAAGGGATCAAGCTGCCCACCAGGAGCGACCACATAAACCCGGAGGTTCTGGAGGTCACTGATCTGGAAAGCAAACCGCGCCACACCAAACGAGGTGTAAACCTTACTGGACTGACCGGCAGTAGCCTGAGAGGTTGCAGCAAATGCCGGGGAGTTCGAGCGAATAACTCGGAACCCGCCAAGCATTCCCACTTCGCCACGCCAGATTTTCTCGGGCGCACGGAACTGGTTGCTGGCCTTGAAGTCCGGGTCTTTCAGGAGCCCGGCGTAGACCTGCGGAGGAGTAACGAAAACATACTCGCCACCTTCGAAAGGTCGTCCGCCTTGATCCTGTAGAGCGGCATCAAGTTCAACTAGGTCAGGATAACCTACCAGGTCCGCACCGAGCAAGCTGGTATCACCAGCCCGGTTGTTAGGATAGTAGGTGTTGGTGGCGGCATTCAGGACGTTAAAGATGAGCTGGTCATAGGTCTCTGCCGCTTGCAGGCCTAGGACGTAGATTGTCCGCTCGATAACATTGTGTCGAGCTGTGATCTCTGCGAGATCAGACAATCGCACGACCGAGCCATACTGCTCGACCGTGGCTTCAATTTGGTTAAGGGTAAGACCCACAGCATCCGGGGGGATGCCCTCAGTTAACTGCGTGGGAGTCGCGGCCACCGTTAGTTTTTCCTCGCGGACGAATCGAATCGTCTTGGAAGAGTTGGACGGCAAGGGGTGCTTGTCGCCGAACTGGTCTAAGATGGTGTTGAACTCAGCGACTTCAAGCAGACGCGCCGACATATATGTAATAAGTTCGGCGGCAGTTGAACCCGCGTTTCCCGCAGTCCCAAGAGTGACGGTAACAACGTCTGGGCCAAACCCGAAGAGAACGAACACGAGGTTCGTTAATAGTTTAAGAAAGTCCACTATAATTCTCCTTGAATTTGTGCCCGCTGTGGATTACAGACCGACATCTTCGAAACGCATTCCATTAAACTTGTTGTCCCCGTCTTGGATGAGTTGCTTACGCGCATCGTTCGCAACGGGTTTATTTCCGCGCCAGCTATTGTCTTGCCAGCCTTGTGTGCTGTGACTTGGCGGGGGCGGGGTTAGGGATGAGGGTTGAAGGGTAGGCTGTTGTCGCACAGTCGGGTTTACTTGGGTGGTGCTGGTCGTAGCTTGTGCCTGTTGGACTTGACCGGTTTGATTCATGCCTTGATAGATGAGGTACATGGACTTGTAGACCTCGGGGAGGCGCTGAGCCGCCACGGGATCATTCTCACCTATTTGGACCATCTCCTTGTACAAGGGGAAGCTATCAAGGACCTTTTTGTAACCGGGGCCGTCGATGAACTTTCCGAAGTCTGGCGTTTCAGCAGTGGCTTGACGAATAGCTCGGAAGCGATTCGTTTCAGCTAAGGTGGCTCGCCAGGGATCAAGCTGGGCCTGGATTGCTTCTTGAGTATGAGAGGACATTAGTCTTTCGTATTCTACTCGATCGCGCCGTTGTGCGGCATCTGCGACCTTGTCGAAGAATTCCGGATTCCCGTAATACTTATAGGGAGAATTGGTCTTTGCAGGATCAGTTTGTGGCTGGACAGCTTGCGCTGTCTTCTGCAATGAATTTGGATCAACTCCGTTGTCAGTCAAAAACTTACGATAATCTGCGATCAGTTTATCCTTGTGGGCTGTACCTTCGATCGCATCCTCAACAGTTTTATAAACCGTGTCTCCTGCTTTAAGGAAGACTTGGTCTGCTTGTGGCTGCTGTTGGGGATTTGTTCCAGGCTGCGTCGCTTGTGGCGACAACGCGGTTTGAGATTCAGGATTCGGGAACAACGAATCCCAATCTTGATCAGCGCCGGGCGCAGCAGATAGGTCAATATGACCGCTGTTGTAACCGGATGATACGCTTGTTGGTTGCTGAGGCATTGCTTCTCCTTGTGGGAATATCACCCTTGTGAGGTGTCGTCTTGGCCAACGAGTGTTATGGCCTTGGCAACCTGTTTAAAAGCTGCCAACTCGTCAACCGATGCAGGGCGCGTTGTGGGCTGTTCCTGCGTTAAAATCTTGATGTCCCGCTCTATTTCTCCAGACCAAAAAAGACCGGCTTGACAGTAGCGAAGAGTTTGTTCGTCAAGTTTAAATCCCTCATTTAGTGTAGTCTGCATAGCGGCTTTCTTAAATCGAAAGCGTTGCATGAGATATTGAAAATATGGATTAACTGCGAGAGCTTTGAGTCCGTTACGAAGATCATCATTTGGCTCTGGAAGTTTAGCTGATTTATCTATCTCAACAATGTGGTAATGATGTTCAGTTTCCCTCTTGAATAGTGACATCTTTCCTCTTTCTAACCCCGTTGATAGCGAGGAGGTATATTGGAAATGCCCAGTAGCCAACCTCTCTGAGCCAATCGCCTAGATTAAGAAGCATATCCCCGATGCTTAGCGTCTTGCCCTCAAAATCAAAGATATCTGCGAGGGCATTAAGACGAGTCTCGGAAGTCATGACGCAATGTTCATCGTCCATCATTCCATCGTCATTGACCTGGTAGTGATAGCCATTATCCAACACCGGGAACTTGTCGTGGTTAGCTATCTTAACAGCTTGGTTGGAAGCGGTTCCGAGTCCCATTATAAGATACGGGACAAGTATAATCCAAAGCTGGGTTGCCTTGATAAAATTCCACATCTAATCCCTTGGGGCCTGCTTACCACGTGTCTCTAGGATCACTTGTTCGGAAGCGCCCCGATGCTCCTGTTCTTTAAAAGATCCTCTGCCCAAAGGCAACATGATTCCCAGTCTCCGACTTTGGTAACTTGGTCTTTGATTACAACCACATGAGTCCCAACTCCATCAACAGCCTTGTCAATGAGGTATCGACTTGTAACAAGCGGAAGAGGATAGTCTTTCTCTTCAACAACCATACCAAGATGGATTATATCCCGACCTGTTTCGTTGCAGAACCAGCAACCTTTTCCGTTGCAACGAGGATGGGGGCCGCGATCTTCTCTGCCGTGATAAACGATTCTGGTATTAGTCATCAGAATTAGGATTCGTTCCAAGTCCTTCTAGGCCAAGACTGGTTGCTCCCATATTCTGGGCCAGGTCCTTGATATGTGACATCAAGCCAGCACCAGGAATCTTGCCTTCAAACTGTGCCTTTCGAGGACGACCGTCCTTGCCAGTGGTGGTCTGAGGCTTTGATTGTCCTATGCGAGCCTTGCCCTCGGTATCCATCATGGCTTCGAGCATCATCATTTCGATGTTCTTCTTTTGCTCGGCCATCTGCATGGCTTGGACTTGAGGGGGAGTAAACAATAGCTTATTCACGTTCCTTACTTCAAAGGCCTTGAAGAGTTCCTTTAACGATTCGTACTGGTTAAGGAACGGTGATTGAGAAGCCAAATTAAATAGTGCAAGTAAATTGCGTTGACGGATGACGCGATTACTCGCATAGTTAGCAGCAACGAGATCAAAATCCAGCGTACCAATCAACTCCTCCGGTTGCATAACCACCCACTTCTTGATAGCTGGGTTTTCTCCGGTGATTTGGAACTCCATCGGGTCAGTGATATATTGTTGGACCATGCTGGCACACATGGTCAGGGTTGGCTGGAGGATTTCTAGTTCGAGGTTTCGAACGAACATCTTGAAACGGAAGCCGGACTCGTTCATTACGGAACTGATGCCTGTAGCTGTCTTGTTGTTGGTAGGGCTGCCTACTCCCTTAGAATAGAAGTCCGAGACACCCGAGGTGTTCTCGATCAGCATTTTGTAGACTTCAAGAATCTGGTAGTCGCCGGGCGAAGGAGTGAAGAATGGCAGCGGCATGATGACCTTGGTTGGGTCGCCTGCTACCGGGACCTTGCCGCCAGGAGTGTTGAAACTATTTAGAGCTTCGTGGTCGATATCAGCATTCGTGTCATAAGCATACCGATGATTGATGCCTAGGTTCCAATTGTCCGTAATCATGTTTACGAACTTGCACATGCCCTCGGTAAGATCAGAGATGATCTCGATTGAGCCTAACCCAAAGATTTCATTCGGTAGTCGAATGAAATTAGTCATGACTATCGGGCACTTCTTATGCATGAAGGGGATCGGCCCGGTGTAGAGTAGGAGCGGAACTCCCGCATACACGGATCGCTTGAAGGGTGAATACCCGGCTGCGCGATAGCTAGCACGCAGGTCCTTCCATGAGATCGCTTCAGCGTCCTCGCCATATGTTATGATGGATTGGGTCTGGGCATATTCATCCCAGTGCTCCGCCAGTCGAATTACGGTGTCCATTGGATTGTCTGGAGGCCGAACATTCTGAGAGACTCGCTTGACTAGAGTGTCGAAGGCTTCTGGTATATAAAGTGGTTGCTTTGAGGGGTCTTGCATGGCCGCTTGGAGACTTTGAGTCTGTTCCCGCATCATTTGGCCAAGAGTACGTTCCGTGAGATGAGCCACGATACCGCCGTCTGGGTCCACCAACAAATCGTATACGTCAATAGGTAAGAAACGAGGACGATTGCGAGGAACTTGTTTTTGAGCAGGACGGTAGCCAAGAATAACAGGCTGCATAATGGGCTGCCCAGTATTAGGGTCCATGGCCGGTTGAACCACCGGCATACCATCTGGGCCGATTGCAGGAATCGGTTCGGAATACGTAACTGTATCATAATCCCAATCCCAATCTACCTTCATGGCCGAGTGGCCATAAATAGCGATGTTCCGCACGAGCGATTCAAAGTGTTTGGTGAACTCAGCTCGCTTCAGGAGGCGAAGCAGGACGGTCTGCATCTTCTCGGCGGCAGGTTCGTCCTGCGCCGATCTACCTTTGCATTCAAACCAATCCTCATATGAGAAGTAAGCGTCGAGGACTCGGGCGACGATGGTCTCGACATTAGAGAACGGATAAGTTACAAAGGTGTTGGATCGGGGCGTGATGTTATCGGGATAGAAACGCTGGTCACGCTGACCCAAATATTGCCGGTAAAAATATGCTCGACGCTGGTCGTATTGCTTGCGGAAATAACGCATTCGACGCAAATGTGACACTACTTTATTTGTTACGTCAGCATTCGGGTCATCGTATGTGCTGACGAACGGCGCGGTTGATGGAGTTTGATATTGCAATTATCCCTCTTAGGGTCCGGGGATCCAGGCATTGACATTAAATGGACTGGGCACAGAAAGTACCCGCTGGATTTGCGGGTTGTTCCAAGCTAACCGATTGACCGAGTCGTATGCCCAGATGATATAGTTGCCTCCGGCAGGCGAGAGAATATCATTGGGCCAAATAAAAACCGGCGCTCCGACAGTGGTTCCTCGAATGAAACCATTGATGTCCAGAGGAACTTTTACTGACATGTTGCCTACGATTTGAGCCACATTCGGGGCAGCAGCGTCGTGTTGAAGCTGGAAAATCAGGTAACCGTTTGATAAAACATTACCAAGAGCATCTTCGAAAGGCCCGCCGATGATTTGAACTCGTTGGCCTTGGATGCCGGTTGGAGTTAGAAATAGGAAGGCAAGCTGATTGAGGCGGACATTCCCGCCCTGCGTACCAGATGCACTTACTCGCTTTACTGCAACTTCGAGGACTTCTTGATTGAGGCGGACATTCCCCGCTCCGGACCCGGCGGAGCTTACGCCCTTTGATGCTATTTCAAATGCCTCTTGATTTAATCTTACGGACAATTAGCCCTCGATTATTCCTGCTTGGGCGTTGTCTGCACCAGTAGCGGTCCAAGCTATACCGGTAGCTGGGTCGTTCTGAAAGATTGCATCATAAAAAAGATACGAAGAAGTCAAGGTGGCAGTTGCTACTCCGGAACTATCCGTGGCACCACTGCGAACAAATAGGCTAGGATTGTGTGTACCAGCGTCGTCTCGTTCAAGGGATGCCCGAGCCATTACGAAATACGGGGCAACTCCAAGACCGGCGCTTTGCATGGTGTAGGAGTCTTTGGTGGTAGCAGTGTTGTTGGAGTTATAGTCGGCGGTATTGGGAGGTTGTACCGCAGCGTTCTGGAAGTTAGAGCCTAGTCCATTCGGAGTCCAGTTTGAATAGTTACCGGCACTGGCGGGCATTTTGGTTAGGATACGAGCATCTCCGCCAAGAAGGGCGTTCAGAAATCCTCCGGTATTATCCAAGCAAAAGAAATCGTCATACTTTTGGAGACCAGTTGCTCCACTAGAACCTGCTGTTCCTATAGACACTTGATTTGCATAAGCATTGGCGGTGTTCTGGGTATTCAATGATGAACCAGTAATACTAGGCGTCGCATTGCCATTCACATAACACGAAACTGCGCCGACAGTGGAGCTGATTGTTACTTGAAGTTGGATGCCGTACCAAGCATTGGGAACGATAAGGTTGCTGCTGCTGACCGGACCTACTGTCGTGCCGTTGATCCCTCCGCCGTTTGCTCGCGCAAAAAACAGTTGCCCAAGGTTATTTAGAATTAAACTTATCTGTGGATTCGGGGTTGTGCCATCCCAGAGTGTACAGATATCCTGATAAGAGGAAGGCAGGGCGGCAATCTTGTAGCCGAAACCAACTATCAAAGTCGCTTGATTGGAGGCTAAGTTTTGCCGAAGATAAGCGTTACCGCCTTGAACCGAAGCGCATCCGCTCGGGAGACTGCCTGGAGCAGCGAAGCGAAAGTCGCCCGTAGTCGCAAATATACCCGCTCCGGCAGTATTCGTGGTCCAGGGATAGCCGTTCGTAAAGGTGTAATTGTTGCCGTAATTGTCGAAACCGTCTGCGAATTGATAGGCCATTAGAGTGTTTGCCGAAGGGGCTGAATCCAGTAGGTAATGGTGGAGCCGCCATTGTTGAATAGTCTGATACGATCCCATTGAGCAGGGACCTGGTAAGTTGCAACCACCCCACTGGGGATACGAAAGTCTGTGTTGGCCGCTGCTGGCATACCCGCATTGCCACAACGAATATTGATGTCGCCATTGGCGTTGATGGCAAATAAAGTGTAGCGACTTAGCACTATTTCTGCTGATGAGGCACCAGTGGTGATAGTTCCTTGGATGTCAGCAGTCGTAGACCCGGAGGTTGACCCGCCAACCGGAACAAAAATTGATGTAAAGATTGCCATAGTTACTCCGAGTTATTGAAGGTGGACGGTTAAGGTGCCGCCTGATCCCCAGTGGTTCCCGTCTTTTACACAGAACATCTGTGAGTATTCAGCTTCGACACTGGGATAGTATTTGAAGGAATTGAAGGTTCCGATCAAAAGGGCGCTTTGAATTGTGCAGTATCGACTAAGCGATTGGCGGGTAAACCAGTCTTGGATTGTTCCGTCGAAGCGGCAACCGACTAGACAACCCTTACCCATATAGAATAGCCGGAAGTCGCCATCAACTGCGCCGTCGGTATAGAAGCCATTGCCTACAAATCCAGAGCCAGGCCCGCCACAGCATAATTCGAAATCATAGGCTACGTTCGGGATAAGCTGCGCACCGACAACTCCACCTTCAGCAACGACTTGACTAAAGGTCGGAGCGACAAGTAGCAATAGGGTCCAGAGGAACTTCATTTAATTACGCAGCCGCTGGCTGACAGATGTCCGTTTTGTGCTACGCTCCAAGTGGAGCAATCAAGGGTAGTAGGAGGACTAGAGAGCTGGGCATAGCTATAATCGCCTGTTGCTGATACAACTGCGCCAGTTCTGGTATTGAAAGAGGATACTCCAGTCGCAACCACTGCTCCAACTTTGAAATAAGCCGCAGCATTCGCGCTTACATACACTCCGTCTGGGTTGGCCGGATCATTTGCCACACTACACTGGATTACAGTATTGACAGTGGGTTTTGGACAGGAACTCAAAAGAGTCGCCCCGTCAATTGTGATAGCTTGACCGAAGAGGGGGGCGGTTACAACTAAAAGTACCAACGCAAACAACGATTTCATGAATTCTCCTATTGGATGATTACGTTACCTTGAACTTTAACATTGCCTTGGATGATGGAGTTTTGGGCCGAAGGACCGGAGGAATTTGAGAGTCGCACGATCATTACGTCAGCGCGACAATCTTGTACAGCAGTATTTAATGGATTATTAACATCAGGTGCCGCCTGCCAAGTGATATTTCCTCCGGTAAGAGATTCATTAAATGTTCCCATGCCCGCAACAGTAGATTGCTGATGGAGGGACCAGTCAGGTTCGGTGGTTCCGGTTTTACAAGGCGAAGAGGAACAAGATTGTACTTGATATAGATAATTTCCCGCATCACCTGGGTGCGCTAAAATCGGATAAATAATTGTTCCAACTGGATAGTGGGCATTGTCAGATGGATGCCATTTAGGACCACCGGGATTACATTTGCTCAACCAAGTATTTGGCTGATTAATGGTTCCTTTTGTACTCCCGTTTGTACCAAAGAAATCCGTTGCAAGCATCATGAAATTCCCAGTTTGAGAGACAATTCCCATACAGTTTTGTACATCAAAAGCTTGATGCCAACCTGTTCCGAAACAGTGAGCCGCACGTCGCACTTGTCCAAGGGTACAAGGGGTTGTATTTAAAACTCCTGGTGTACAATAAGGCGGGGCCACAAAAAAGTCTTCCATATACAGGGCGCTTGGTAGTGTACCGTGTAATATATCGGTAGTTGTTCCGTAATCAGTGCTAGAGACAAATATCCAATTGGTATCCGTGGCATTGGCATTGGTATTGCCGAAATGCTGATCTCCTGCGGATTGTGCATTGCCGCCTAAAACCAGAAGCGGATCGCCTTGCGCATCGGCAAATTGCGGTCGAACGTAACTATGATAGGTATATTGTTTTCCAGTAGCAATCCCTTGGAAACCCTTCCAGTTATGTCCGTCGCAGAAATATTGCTGATTCGGGCCAATTCCAATATTACGCCAAGTCAGAGGTTGAGTAGTACCAACACTATCAGAGGTATCACCGCCAGGAGTTTGATTCCAAGAAGGTTCCGTTGTTCCGCTTGTACCGGCGACATTGTTAATAATTTGATACATAAATCCGCCGGGATTGGTGACATTGGAAGTAGGGATAATTAAATTGCCAAGACCGTTATAATTTTTGCCACTGACCCAATTTATAGCATTAATTCCGCACCATAATATATTTGCCGTGCCTTTTACCCAGAACAATGGCCCGTCTATATAACTTCCATACACTCGATTGGCCGCGCCACTAGACAATGCCATAGTAGTAGAATTGGCCATATTCTCATCGTGGATTTTCATTCGCCCGGCTCTGCCGCCACAACTTCCTCCGGGACATGAAGGACCATTAAATTGGGTGTCGGGCATTGTCCCAACATTGGTTGTGACCGGGGGTGTTCCGTCGGTATGAGTAACTACGCCAGTTAGTGTGTTCCATACATCACAACCGTTTTGACCTCGTGTCCAGATTACAGCATAATATCCACTACCTTGTCCGGGTAATAAGGAAAAAGCAGTGCCAAATGTATTGCCGTCTTCACTGCTAATTGCTCCTGTCCATTGATTAAGAGGAAATGTATCCCCAGCACCTGCTGTACCATTGACAGAATTGGCTAAACAATTTGTTCCTGCGAAATCAAACAATTGGCTTGTAGATACGCCAGTAGAAGGAACGTGTAAATCTACTACATTTTGCTGAAGATATATTCCTGGACCAGTTGTGTTATCTAATGTATAAATCTGATCTCTGGCTGATTTCGACCATACTGTTCCAGAAGGAAATGAAATAACAGGTGTGACCATTGTCGAAACCATTGTCACAGGATTAAATAAGAATACAAATTGATTGCCCCCAACGACGTGGAGCATCATCGCTGTATCATCATTATTCCATAGATTGACGCTCGGTTCGTCGGCGGTCTGCCATTGTGTTTTAGGATTATCAGACCCTACAATGACATCAGTTTTTATATCAGTGGCGCGACACATTTGATTTCCAAAATCAGCGGGAGTGTGACAGGTGTTTGCTCCTGTTAGATTCCCACATTGCGCCATTGAATATATACTAGTGGCATCGCAAACATTAGGACCCCAACTAGCATCGACCCATTGATTATTACCTGGGATGACATACGGAACGACACTGATACTTCGATTAAAACACTCGTAGCTAGGTGGACCACAGGCTTGGCCGTGGGCGAAGGAGGCAGCTAGAAGCAGGAAAGCCGAGATTAGGAGACTTTTAAACATTTAGTTTACGACAAGAAAGCTGAAGCATTCTGGATTCGTAGTGAAGGTTCCCAGATTAATTGTGAAACTTGTTGCAGCCACAACGGCGGAAATTTCAGGAAGCGCCGTGGTGATTCCGGTATTACAGGTTACTCCGAGTCGAGTTCCTGTGGTTGTATCGTTTCTACCTTCGATTAAAATTTCGCTATTCGCTGTGACGGCGGTTGTGTTGACGGTACAGGTTCCAGTTGATGCATTTGTAGCACAAGAGAAAGAACCGGCAGTCGCACTAGTACAACTTGCTACTGAAGGATTGGCGGCAGTACCAATTGCTGCACAGTTGACCGTTGAAGTATAAGCCTGAGCTTGAACTTTACCCAGTCCGTCATTACAGCCGGAATTGGCATCGAATCGAGCAACTCCTGCACCTTGGCGATCCCAGCAAGTATCATAATTCCCCGAACTTGAAGTTCCACTGGAAGTCATACCATAAGCTGCGGCACTGGTGCCTCTTACTCCCAATGGACCGAATCGCATGAATTCGTTCGATGCTCCACCGAGTCCGTAAATAGTAGTCCCGGCCCTGAATATGCCTGCCCCAGCAGTATCGCCAGCGAATGTGTAACTTGCTGATCCGGCTGCACCAGCGGGAACTGTTATAGTTCCAGCCGATAACGTCAATGACGACGCTTGCGTCACGACCCCAGCTCCGGTCACTCCCCAGACTTGAGTTTGGCCGCTGATGACGCCGTTTGTAACCGTTCCACCAGTCACAACGCTGAACGGAATTCCGGTGGCGGCAGGCCCGTTGATCATTAAGCAGGTAGGACTAGTGTCTGTACCTGTGCAATTCGCAAGCAGCGCTCCCGACGTATTATTATTGGTCGAGTTTGAATTCTGGAACACATACGGATAGGTAAGGTTCGCTGTCTCGACTCCGGCGAAGGTCGTGGGACGTAGCACGGCGCTTTCGGTAATCGTATTCGCCGCTGCCGCACCGACCAGACCATTTAGCGGAAGGCCAGTTGCGTTCGTGAGCGTTTCGGATGTCGGAGTACCAAGCGCTGCACCTCCAGGAAGCGTCACTGTGCCAGTAAAAGAAGGTGAAGCAAGTGGCGCATAGAAGGTGTTCACCCACGCGGTAGTAGGAATTTGCGTGGTATTAATATTAGTTCCGGGTGTCGGGGCAGCTGGTACTCCTGTGAATGTAGGAGAAGCTAAAGGAGCCGCTCCAGTTACCTGCCCGACTGAATAATCCCCGTTAGCCGCAACCACCGCCCCAGTTCTAGTAAAAACCGAAGTTACTGGAGCCGCCCCTCCACAAGCCGCTCCAGCGTCCTGAATCTGAGTCGTTGAAGCAAAACTCACACAATCTCCTGGAGTTATAGTTCCAGTGGTTGTGACTCCGTTTCCGCCCCCTCCAGAGAATTGGCCTTGGCCAAAGGCCATTCCGGCCATCAACAACAAACTTCCGATTAGATATTCAAATTTCATCGAACAACTTCCCAGTTTATGGTGCTAGCTGACATGACCCCGGTGTTAATTGCAGGAGAGCATTGCAGGAAATTGACATTTCCAGTCGTAACATAGGGGGTTATTACGAGATTACCGATCGTTGTACCGGGAGCGGCATTGTAAGACCATTTGATACTATCCGTGGATAGCACGCCAGAAGCAGATACTGTAACCACTGAGTTGCAAGTCCCGCCACTTAATGAGGCCGTAGGCATCGAGGCAGTACCTGAAGCAATTATAATATTTGCAAAACTTCCACAAAGATTAGTCGCAGAGGCAGTACAACCGGCTTGATTTACTGTACTAGAAAAAGTTAGCACGCCATTGCCCGCCGCACCAGGAACCATCATGAAATAGGCGGTTACGCTAGTTGGGGCCGTGAAAACAGCTTGTCCTGTAAAGTTTCCAATAGATGGAGCAGTTCCTTGACCAATTCCAAATACTCCGGCAGCTGAACTTATAAATTTTGCGGTTCCTAATTGTAAGGTGCCGCTAGTGTCCCCGTTTGTTCCATTGCCTAGATTTATTGTTCCTGCTAATCCTCTGGAGAGTCCAGTATCGGCAACTCCCGCCCCATTAGTCCAGCCAACTACTCCTCCCCACCAGGAGTTGTTATATCGAAAACTTACGCTATCAAGATCAATAGTCGCATCTGATCCCGGAAGAAGTGATGTATTAACTGCAACGCTCGCGAGATTCGAAAGCGCAGTATTAGCCCCGGTCGCTCCGGCAATATCCCAACCTGTATTTCCTGTTCCACTGGTTTTTATATACAGAGTGTTTCCCGGTGTCCCATCTTGCCGGGAATACATTGAACCCACATTAGCAGTAATTACTCCATTAGGAGCACCATTCCCGGCGAACCAACAATCGTGCATTGTTACTGGAAGAGATGCTCCACCGTGACAAACACCGCTAGTTTGAGCGGTTGTATCAGCAAATATTGCCGCCGCTGAACTGCCTCCCAGTAATGCACCAACTTGCCATGTTGCTTCGGAAGTGATTCCAGCACTATTGGTAACTGTTCCTCCTGAAGGCGAATCTACACCTAAACCGTACATATTCGTAACAACTGCTCCAGAAGAAAGCAATGGAGCTAAAAGATGAAATCCATATACGTTCGTAGCATGAGCATTGATATTTATTTCAACAAGAGCTTCATAGGCACTTGCCGTTCCTCCAAGTACAACTCCAGAATTGCCTAGATCGCTAATAGTAAGAACAGACAACTGTCCAACAGGTTGTGAAGTCGAAAGTTGAGACCCAGAATCCAACAAGACCGAAGTTAATGTTCCTAATGCGTAAAATGGAGAAGGACAAGCAGAGGTACAAATCTGATGCAAATCCCCTTCGTAAATAGAATTCAATGTATGCCGCAATGGTAACTCAGATGAATTTCCTAAACTCTGAAGGATAAAAGAGTTAAACATTACTGGAGGGCAGCCATTATCTGTTAAATTACCTTGAATAGAAGAACAAGGAACAGTGTTTACAGTCAATGGAGGCGAAGTTGAAGCACCACCTGCACAACTCCAAGCTCCATTTATTCTAACCGCCAATGCCCCAGTTCCTCCTCCGGTACAAGGGCTGGAACCAAAAGTGGCATCACTCACGAAGATCATCGTGGTGGAGGTGGATATAGTTCCAAGATTAGCGAATGCAATTGGCCCAACGGTTATACCGAGGGTAAACTGGTCTGTATTCGTAAATACATTGGGGACTTCGCGCCCAGCCGAATGCACGGTCTGGCCCCAACCAAATGAAGCCAATCCAAGTAATCCAATCACTAAAAGCTTCTTAATCATTCGTCCAGGACCACAATGATGTTCGTGGTGTCTTCATTGATAAATTGATTCAGTGTACAGGACCAAATACTAAAATCTGCGCTCACTGTAAGAGGAGTTGCGCCTGCGACACTGGAGGTGAGTCCCAATGGAGGCCAAACTGACATATTGACATTCGATGGGAATGGAACTTGACCGACTACAATCCCGGTCTGAGAGGTTGTAGCCAAGACTCCATTATCATCTATCGTTAAAAGAAAGGTTTTAAATGAAGATGAAGTAAGGAGATAAGAAGGGCTGGCTGGTCTACTTGAAACCACACTGGCGATTATCGCACCATCAATCCCAACGGACAGGCTCCAATAGAAAGAAGCACTCGTTATGATTGGAGGCGAAAACCCAGCTAAAACCGTGGTAGTAAGGGTTGTAACCAGAACTCCGCTATTGTCAGAGCTTAGACTCCAAAATCTGCCCACCGGGTCCTGTAAGAATAAATTTCCGCAACTCATGTTTTAACTGGAACCCAATCTGGAGTGGGGTGTTGCGTTGCTGGCCCCTTGAGACATCAACCTTATCCGCGTCCTGCAATTTCTTCTCACAGGTGTTGCACCAAACCGCCCCATCGGTATAGGTGATCGCCCGCTTCCGGCAGGCTCGGCAGGCCCAAGGACTCGGCTCGATGGTGTTCATCGTAACGCTCTTTGGCATCCGGCGAGTCGGGGAGTGTGGGGGATAGATGTAAATTATCGAAGGCATTAGTTTTCATCGTGCTCGATCTTGATATCGTAAGCGGGAGTAAACTTGAACTCCCCTTTGGCGTCCGCCTCGGCAGCATGATGAATCATTGCCTCTAACTTATCTACGTCTTCCTTCTTAGCTCCGGCAATCGCCCACTCAGAAATGTAATACGCCGCCCAGCACTCTCGACAGCCATGAGTGAGTGGCGGCGTTCCTTTGTAGTAGTAATTGTGTTCTGGGCAGGTTGCGACGAACTGATCCTGCTCGACTCCGTCCACCAACCTTGTAATTCCTATAAACTCCAAACTACTCCTCGCTAATACGGGGTTAGAAGTGAAGCCAGAGCCTTAGATACCTCAACGCGAGGCAGGAGAGGGCGGAGGTACTTGTGTGAAGAGGGGGACACACGTCGCGCTCTGGCTAACTTGGTTTAGAGGTTGATTGCGCCCCAGTTGGTCTTGTTGATGTCAACCGCGACGCCACTGACCGTGTCCCAAATCCCGCCATCGCCACCCTGTTCAACTGCGTGGCCATTGGACGTGACAGTTGGAACAACAACACTATTTCCCCCGCCAAGACGAGAGATATAGGCATCGGCATTAGTATAGGTATTAGCGGGCATATTACCGCCAGAGATTGTCAAGATACCACCGTTGTTTACTTCGTTTGTTCGTATACTCATATGGACCTAACCCCGTTGATTGCGAGGAGATTTATACATTCCTCATATCATCAATCCCGACATTTGTGTTCTCGGGAGAGACATTGACACTTGAAGTGGTATTCCAGAAGCCACCATCTGAATCGCGCTCAACCACGTCGTTGACTGAACTGCCCTGAGAGGCCCGAGTCACCAGGATGGTGCCACCAGCGGGACGAGGATATGTAGTAACCCAAGTCGCATTCGTGGTGACGTTGCCAGCCTGTGTCTGGGTAGTACCTTGGGTGTCTGTAGAATTTGCTCGATTACTCACGCCGGGTCCTTAAAACTGGTGATCTCAACCGGGACATTGAAGCTTTGATCGGTATTGTAGATGCCATAATCAGCACCGATAGAAATTGCGTCCCCAGAATCGCAATCTAGTGCCCAAGCATATCCAGCATTACCGGCAGTCACGATGGCGGGAGTCTTCTGGACTTCTCCGGTCCACGGGACGCCGAAGTTACTCATTGCTACATTTCCTACTACAGGTCTTGCGGCCATGTTACTGTCCGTTCTTCGGGCACGTGGTAGTCCCGACTGTGGTGTTTTGAATTGCTACATACGCACCAGAGGTTACATCCCAGAGGGCCTGGTCGGCGCGAATTGCAATTGGATGGGAGTTGCTGGTAACTACTGGGGCAGCGAGGCCAAAATAGCTTGCGCCTCCGCCTGTTACGCTTTCGACATTGCTGGTGTCAGCCGCGCCAGATTGAATATTATTCGCATAGTTCGGATTTACGGGTTCATTTGCCATTATTTAAAATTCCTCGTGTAGATGAAGCCAATTACAATTGGCGCAAAGAAGTCTATAACCTTCTCCGTTTACTGCAAGAATCTTGCGATACATAGCAGTGGCACCGCCTTTGCCTTTGCGTTCTTTATTTCCTCCGCCATTGATGTGATCGACATGTAGTAATCGGACATCAGTACAACCCAATGTACCATCTAAATTCAAATAGCGACAGGCGGGATTAGAACACTTATTTCCTAAAAAAGCTAAAACCGCGTCTCGTAATTTTTTGTAATATGCTGGAGAGTGTATACGAGCGTAGGCATTGATTTTGTCTCTATTCTTCTCTCGCCATTCTCTGGCATATTCGCTACTTACCATTCTCGATCAAGCTTCTTATTTGTATTGATGCAAGCGCCAGCTTTCCACCCACCAGCATCCAAACAAGGGGAAGATAGAGGAAAGCAGCCGCCATTACTAAAAGATTGATCCCGCC